CGTGCTGAGATACTTCTCTTCAACAATCCGACGCTCGATCTCGTCTAGCGAGTATTGCAATGCTCGATCAATCTGTTTGGCCTTCAGCTCGGTTATTGTCTCTGTTGGCTGTAGCCTTGGGAACAGTTGACCTATGCCCTTCTCTCTTAGTTCCTGCCTATTCTGTACAGCAACACGGAGAGCTTTATACTCTTTCAGTTCTTTCACAACAGCCTTTCTGACTTCTGACTCATTCACTGGTTGCAGAAATGACAGTTGTTCTTGTACCTGTGCGCTCATTTCCAGATTCCCCCTCGCGGTAGCCCGTGATATAATTTTCTTGTCTAAGGAAAAATTATCCGGCTCCCGATTGGGGGCTCTCTTTTTAGGAGGTATCCAATGCCTGAGATTACTTTCATTCCTCCAGAGTACAAGCCATATTTCGTTTTAGGGATTACTCTTGTTTTCATTGTCCTAGGAATACTGTGGTATTTGAAAAGTAGGTAAGCCACTTCTGAGAGGAATGTGGTTTTTTTGTTGCTTGATTAAACACAAGAAATATTAAGTTAAAACTGGACATTTCTATTCTTAATACTGACCCCTAAGCGCGATTTTCTGCTAGAATAATGCTGTATTCTTACCAAATATTGTAGGGGTCGTGAATTCCTTGCTTGAACAATTGCCACTAACTGAAATAGCTAAAATTGTCATCCCCGGCATCATTGCTTTTATGACAGGCCGTTATTTATCTAGACATTCACGTAACATCAATGCAGCTCAGGAGCAATTCGATAAAGCGTATCTTCCAATGTATAAAATAATTGAGCCATATCTGTATAGCGACAATGAAGACGAGAGAGAACTTTTAATTGCCGTTAAGCTCATCAATCAAATCGCTAATAAAAACAAACACTTGGTTCCTGAAATATTAAGACTTGAACTAAATTCTTTAGTCAATCGGATGGAATCTAAGGATAATTATGCTTTCTTGATTGATTTTGTTAGCTGGTCTATTGAAAAAAGATACTTTCAGCTATTATCAATTCTTGGGTACCCGAGAAGAATTGGTATATTCAATCATATGCATGCATTCTCTATTCGTAGGTTAACAGCTAGACTTAGACGATTAGATTTATTGTTAGGGAAAGTAATTCTTGTGTTACTTTTCATCCCTATTTTTATTCTGATAAGCACTTTCCTGTACAACCTATTTATAAGAGTACTGACCTTTATCGCCGGTTTATCTACTTAAATAGCCGATAATAAAACCAGTAACAAACGTCGCAGCCGAAAGGAGTGCTCCTTTCAAGTCATCTATGATCAGAACTACTCACTCCTTTCCAAACTTTCTCTTTTGTTAAACAGCGATCCCCTTCGCCTTCAGAAACGCCCGGCATACTGCTTTTGGTGCAGTATCCCCAAAGCCATGAACAATGTCGCGGTCTTCTCCAATGCTCAAACATCTATAATCAATTAGCCCGCCGTCCATGAATCTCGTCTCGATTTGGAAAGGAAACCCTTGTCTCGCTGCTTCCTCCACCAGCACGCCCATGCCTTCCCATTCAGTAGAGAAGTGGGGTATTTCACGCCACGCGCCGTCCTTCAGGTGAATGTCGATGTGTTCATCAACTTCCCATCCCAGCCCTACTGCCACCTGCTTGTCTAACTCACGTCCTGCTTGCATTCCGTTCCCTCCCATTTCCCGTAATATGGTAGAATAAAGGCATCTATTTAGGGGGTAGTTTAAGATGATAGTTGTAAACATGGGTGATGAAATGTTTAATGATGGCCTTTTTTATACTGAGCAAGCAGTGCTACACCAAGACAAGCTCTTCAACAAATGGCGTTACTGTCGATCGGCTATCATTAGCTACTGCGCTTCTGCTGAAGCAGAAATGTCAAAATTAATCGCTACTTCTTTAAAAAAATCACTATGCCAAGATCCTAACTCTAATCCCGAATACGAAAAAATCCTAAATTATATCAGTGATCCCAATATCCAAGGCGGTCCTCCAAGACAATTAAATGGCATCCAAAGTAAATATGATTTACTAAGGGAATTAAATGGGCTGACTGATGCTACAATTGATAGGCAATACCAGGAACTAACTTGGCTCAGAAATAAAATTATTCACTACACTTTCAAGAGCTCAAACGAGGTATATTCCGCCACTATATTAGACAGTGCTAACGAAGCTAGGGAAACTATTAAGCGATTCATATTAGAATTGCATTCGATTGCTAACGAAAACCCTCCGGATTGGGTAAATTACACTTCATCAAGGGATATCCAATAAGGATATCTTTTCTTTTCAGAAGTAATGATGTGTTAATTGCACCACTGGCAAACCCAAGTGCCGTTTCTTTTTTATGTTCTTCCGACCCTCGCAGTCTCGGCACCCCATCACAACAATGCTGTTGTCTGGAAGCTGTTCAAGCTGCTCCTTGGTTAATTCCATGTGTACGCCTCCTCATTTAGCAAATCGATTGTTTTGATCAGACTTGAAAAATTAATAAAACTTGGTACAATATTCTTAAGGCGGGTTGTAAAGGGGGATGATTATGTTAGCAAACATTTTGATCTCGCGACCTTTCCCATTTTTCCTGGACAAAATCCGAGGTGCGTGGAAAGGCTACATCGCCCTATTTTGAAAATACAAGCCGCTATTGCGGCTTTTTTCTTTTTCTCCACCCGTTACTTAATAAAACGTGTGTTGTGTTTCCTATTCATTGACAACCTGATTGCCGCCCTCCAAAATGGTAATATGTGTGGATTCAGATTAGAAGAGAGCAGACATGCTCTTTCGCTCTTTCCTATATTATCGAAAGGAGTGAAGATAAAAATGGATTTAGATAACTACAAACTCATTTGGACAACCGGAAAAGAAAATTATGTTTTAGTAAAGATGGATGGTCGTTATTTTGTTTGTAACCGAGTTACTAATACACTTTTGTTAATTGAAGATGAAGATCTCCATGAAGCGATTGTCAACGAAATGTTAAAAAATCAGTGCGAGATAGTAGAAGAGAGTTAAACTCAATTTACCATTTTGATAAACTACTCCGTCCACCAAGCCACGCATGGAAATGATTTAACGTCATGCACCCATTCGCGGACGGTTGTGGTTTCGTATGGAGTCCCCCTCATTGCTTCCACCTGAACTGATTTATCCATTGGGTAGTCGCTTACCTCATATTCAGCCCAGTCTTCTTCGCTAATCCTTGTCGTCTGCTTGTACCACGCTACGACTGATTCTTTGTCATAGCCCACTACAACCTCATATCGATCTGGACCAATGGCGAAAGCTTTCAAATTCTTCGTTTTTTCATTAACAATGGAATCAAGCCAATTGGTGATGTCGTTACTCAATTTTCCATTGGTTGTGACTTCGGCATATTTACGGAGTGCTGCTACTGCTGCCCCGTCTATATCTGGACGAAGAACAAAGCAGTTGTTAACCAATTCACCCGTCTCCACTTTACGCACGTCGTATTTCACGTACAAACCGTTATTGTCCACAGTTCTTTCCTCCCTTTCTTCCCTACACATCGTGTTAAGTGCCAAACTCGAAAATGTTCATCTGGGCTGTTTCGCGTTGGATTCGCTTTTCTGCAATCTTGATATAATCCGGATTCAACTCTGTTCCGATGAATGCGCGACCGAGATTTTTGGCTACTACTGCCGTCGTTCCGGATCCCATGAACGGATCAAGCACTATGCATTTGCCAATACCAGTATTGTTTGAACAACTGCAGGTGGGCTTCCAACCAACAGTTTCAGCATTTACCACTGGTCCACGCTTTAGATTTTCGTTTCCATTCAGGTGACCTTCTTGCCACTTCCCACTGGCGTTCAGCTCTTCAGAGGTACGACCAGCTTTTCCTGATCCTCCTTGGAATGTTGTTGACTTCTCCACGATTCTTTTCCAAGGAGCTCCACAACATTCGCAAGCACGCGAACTTGTTCCCGCGAGAATGCACGGTTCAATCAATTTTTTGGGATATGTTGCAAAATGAGCTTCTGGAGTTTGCTCTGTGGCCACCGTCCAAACACTCCGACGATTCCGTAGTCCCGATTCATTTGGAACATTACCGCTACTCTCACGTTCAACCGAATCCGAATTGTAAAAACTTCGACCTTGTGTGTACCCCCCGCCACCACGAAATGTTTTGGCGTTACCTTTTCTCCTTCGTGACTGTTCTGGTCCAAATGCACCTGTTGATCCAGCCGGTGCGACAAAGTTTGTTCCAACTGCAGGTTCTTTAACTGCTTCAGCGTCGTAAAAATATTTCTGGCTCTTTGATAGCAGGAAGAAGTATTCATGAGCTTTTGTTGGTCGATCTTCCACGCTCTCAGGCATTGGATTCAGCTTGTTCCAGATGTTGTCCATCCTTAGATACCATCCGTCTGCTTGTAGCGCTAATGCCACACGCCATGGAATGCCAGTCAAATCTTTCGGCTTGAGCGATCCATATTCAAACTGCTTATAATCAATATTTCCCTCGGACTGCCCTTTGCTTTGTTTATGAAATCCTCCAGGATTTCCTTGACCATTACCGTTACGCCCCTTCATACTGCCTGCGTAGCTATCTCCAAAATTCATCCAAAGCGTCCCGTCATCTCGTAGCACTCGCCAAACGTTCCGGAAGACAAGCACCATGTGAGCAACGAACAATTCTGGAGTCGGTTCCAGTCCGAGGCATCCTGTCCATGCTGGTACCGTTATGGCTGGTACGCCAGTCATTGGCGTGTAAGTTACTTCTGGCCATTCTGTCGGAGGCAAGCCATAGTCACGCAACCCCCAATACGGTGGACTGGTCACGCAGCAATGGAAGAACTTCTCTGGCAGCTTCGGCATTACCTCAAGCGTGTTCCCTTGTATGATCTGGTCCAGTTGCACCTGACGGCCTCCTTTCTTATCTCTCTGAGCAGTTTGTTAAGCCTCGTATTTTGTTGATAAAAGGAGAAACCTGTCCAAAGCCAGAATTAATAACACTGGATATTGTTTCCTTTTATACTTTCTTGGGGTGATTTACATGGAAATTATTCTTACTAGTTTTTGGGAATTCACTGAGTGGGTTGCTAATTGGGATGCTGACAAATGGGCAGCTTTTGGGCAAATAATGGGTTCAATTGCAACTTTCTGGGCAGTTTTTATTACTTTGAGAGCGACCCGTAGAAAACCGCGAATTTTAGTAAGAAGCAATGTCGTACTTGTATTTGACGAAGGTTTAAAACTTAATGCTACCGTGGTGAATATTGGTGATAGACCAGTAAAAGTTGAATCTGTTAAATTCACGGTTAAAAGATCACTAATTGACGTAATTCGTAGAAGAAGACCTTGGCTTATTATGGTCCATGGAGTCGCAGGGACTTTGCCTAAACTCCTTGATCCCTCTGATTCCATTAACATCGGAATGGATATCGACACGGTTATCAGCTCGATCAAAACTATCTTAAATAAACCAAAAGGTAAGGTTAAGATTGTAAGCTATGTGTACGACACGATTGGGTACGCACACAAAAGCAAAAGCATCACTGTTGATTTGGAACATCCTTTTTCATGAAAAAGGATGTTTATTCTATTAAATTCTTCTTTTAAGTTGACTTTAATGAACAATGAGTTAACATAATTGAGCTTGTGTGCCCATCTTTTTTGTTCCAGTCTCCTCGTGGCATAATGAAGACGAAGGAGTTGTTCTAATGGAAAAGTCATTTTATTACTCGGTCGAATGGTCTGAAGTCAGCTATTTGAAAGAGGCCTTAGATGCTATGGAGATACCTTATGTGATTGAACAAGATTCCGACCGTCTACAGCTCGATGCTGGTAATGTTGCCATCGTGTTCCCAGACCTTCCTGTTCGGGTCTATGGGGGCGTCCACGAACTGTTTGGCAGTCATGGACGCCGTTATCCTGAGTAGCCTTATTTACTCCCGTTCCAAGACGGTAATGCTCCGCCTACTTTCCAGTTGTTCACCTGTGGATTAACGATGGACTGCTTGATATGGTCGTTTACTTTCTTGGTTAGAGTTGAGCGTTTCCAAGGGTGATCTGGCGCTGGTTTAACGGCTGTCATATGATTTCCGCCTTTCTAGGGGAGAGGAGCAGCTTTACGCTGCCCCCGGTTCCTCACCGTTCTTTGTCATATGTTCAGCAACGAGTTTCTTGTATTTGGACCAAGCCGTTTGAAGTTTGGAGGAAGAGGTGCCGATGGACGAGGCAATCTTAATCCACGTTTCACCATTTTGTTTTCGTGCAAGCAATGCAGGGAAGTCATACTCCATTTCTTCAAACGCTGGAGCTTGTCCGCTCAAGATGAACGCCACCAGTTTATCCTTGTCGATTGCAGCGACAGCATCATCCTGTTTATCTTCCTCTTGATCGCTGTCAGTTGTGTTGTCATCGGTTTCCTCTTGGCTTTGCTGCTCTGAATCAGGTGTGTTATTCTCCGAATCTTCGGTTTGACTTGAGGTGTTTTCAGAGCCTTCCCCTTTTTCTGAGGATTCGTCGCCTCCGTTCTCCTTATCACCAGTATCTTTGGTGTCTTCCTCGTTGTTTTCGGTAACTTGTGTTACCACGCCAGACCGATCAGTTGTGACAGATAAACCACGATGTTCTTCTCTTTCATCCTCGTCAAAGTTCATTGCCATTTGTGGATTGCCAAGGCGTACAACTACCTTGTCACCAACCATGTCTACAATGTCCGCCAAATCGTATGGATCAGGCTTCCCTACCATTTCCAAGTTCACAACAATCTTTTTATCATCCGATGCCATTTTCTTTACTATTGCCGTAAATTGTGCGTGTTTGCTCATTTTCCACACTCTCCCTTGGTTTATATGGCTTTTTTCTCTTCACGTTTTTTTGCTTTCCACTCGTCAATGGTGATCCAACCGCCATATTTCTGAACCTTTTTAAGCAATGTCAATTTCAGATTCGGATACTTGTACATGAACATTTTTGCTTTGATCTTGAAGGCTTCTGTCTCTTCACCCTTGATATCAATAACCTCCAGCGATCCATTAAGGTGAAGGACTTCAAAATCCGCCTTGTATGTTATTGCTTTAAGATTCTTGCCATTCCGGTGGCATTTTTCCTGAAGCACGTAAACAGGTTGCAGTCGCATGTCTTGGATTTCACCAGCAGCCAGCTTTTCTTTTAGTACAAGGTAATACTCTGACTCTGCCTTGGAATCGAACTTGATACCATCCACAATGGTGATCTGGTTGTTATATTTGGGCAGCTTTGGCTTATCTGTTTCTTGTTTGGCTGCTCTGGCTCTGCGCTTCATGTTATGCCCCCTTCTTGATCGTCTTTGTATTACCGGAGAAACGATGGATCAAAACCAACTCTGTCGTGCTATCGCGCTCAACCAGCCAATTTGCTGGGTTTAAATTACGTGCTTCCAAGTCTTTTTTTTGCCGCCTGTTTGGGCGTTTGCCTTGCTTCATGTCTGCTCTCCTCCCGGTTTAGGAACCCGTATTCAACGATTCTTGTACCTGTCGCCCTGGAGCCATATCCCAGTCGATAAATTCCTGAAAGACACGCCTAAAGGCAAGGTTCACTGTGCCAACCGATCCGTCTCGATTCTTAGCAATGATGAGCTCAACCTTGCTGATTGGTTCTCCTGTTGCAAAATTTACGTACTCTTCGCTGTCATCCCTATGTAGAAAAGCAACCACATCAGCATCTTGCTCGATATTTCCACTTTCGCGAAGGCTTGAAAGGTTCGGCCGTTTTACAATCCCTTTATCAATATCCCGGTTTAACTGTGCAAGAAGTACAACGGGGCAATCCAATTCCTTTGCTAATTCTTTCAGCGCTCCTGTATACTCCCCGATCTCTTGATCACGGTTAAGGTGGCGGTTACGTCGACCTCGCCCTTTATTTCCAATAAGCCCAAGGTAGTCAATCAGAATCATACCCACCTTGCCATGCTTGCGTTTTAATGCTCGAGATTCTGCAACGATTTCGTTTAAAGCTTGCCTCCCCTTATCCTCCATGTAGATATTAGAGCGATAAAACTTGTCACTTGCCTGCGTGAATACTTGCCATTCGCCCTCGCTCATCTTGTTGTGGCGGATTTTCAAAAGAGGTATCTTTGCCTCTGCTGCGAGCATCCGGTTTAACAAATCTCCCTTTCTCATCTCTAGCGAGAAAATCGCTACCGGATCGCTGTCCGGCTGAATACCAGTCGTCCGTGCCATCTTCAATGCGAACGCTGTTTTCCCAACGGATGGTCTAGCACCCAGGATGATCAATTGCCCGCCGCACGCTCCACTGGTAAGCATGTCTGCTTTGGCTATGCCCCACGACTTTCCAAGAAGGGAACCACTCTCTGTTCGAGTGTTTTCGATTACGGAAATGTGATCGAGGATAAAATCCTTTACCGCTTGCAATCCCCCACGTTTACTTGGTCGAATTTCAGCGACCCTCTCTTCTGCCAAGTTCAGCAGCTCTTCGGCAGATTCATAATCCCCGTTCAATACTCTGGAGCGAAGTGACTCCGCATATCGGAATACTTTCCTTGTCGTTGCTGCTTCCTTGACCAATTCAGCGTGGTGGTCTACTGCTGCAGCTGAGGCAACGACACTACCGAGACTCGTCAAGTACGGTACGCCACCAATCGCATCTAGATGTTTTTTATTACTCAATTCGGTGGTTAGTGCTACGAGGTCTATCTTTTCACCTCTGTCTCGAATGCTGAGCAAAGATTTGTATATATCTTGGTGTCCTGAGTGTGAAAAATCTTCTGGAGACAAGATCAATTCAATTTCGTCGAGGATCATTGGCTCCATGATTATGCTGCCTAGCGTTGCCTTTTCTGCTGGCAGGTTCTGTAGACGCTCAATCATGTACTTTCTCCTTTCCCAAAAAGCATTTCTTGAAAGGCCAAGTCATTTGCAGCACGCCTTTCAAATCCAGCGTGTGTTTGGTCTGAACTATGGCCCATTGGACCATTTGTTGATGGTTGATCCACACGTGCCTGGGGCATGGGAACCACTTTCCTGCGCATATTTCCATCCAGTTTGTCGTATTGTTTTCGCAATGTACCTGCTGACAGGATATTGACTTGCCAAAAGGAATCATCTGTTGCCCACTGGATGACTAGCTGTATGTCATATTTGCTACGCTTGTCCAACTCGATCATCTTTCGCATATCATTTGCCCATGAAGCGAGTGCAACTGGTGTGGCTTCTGGAACCTTAGCGTCAGGTTTCCATCGAAGGATACGGTCGCGGAGATACCTTGCCAAAATAAAGGCGTCTGTTGACTCGTCATAAACGCGCTTAGTGCGTTTGGGACAAGAATCTTTTTTACGTTTTACATGCTGTTCTTTATTGCTGTTCTTATATACTTCGGGAATCTCTTCGGGATTCTCTTCCGAATCTCTTCGGGAAAGCAGTTCATCAGAACCCCCTTCAACGCTTGATACATTAAGGTTTTCGTCACCCTCATTCTTCGGGATTTCAGGTGGAATGTCTTCGGGATTCTCTTCGGGAAAATCTGACCCTTTTTGACGGCTATAGCTACCGAGATTTTGAAATGCATCATAGTGGTTGACGGTGATCAGCAATCCGTTTTTGGTGTTCCCTCGGTAAAGTTGCCACTGGATCAATCCCATTGCTTTTAGTTGATTAAGAGAGTATTTGATTTGATCCTCGGACCAGTTTGTCTCTTTGGCGTAGTCCTTCATGATGAATACAACTTGTCCACGTTTACACTTTTCGTTGTCCTTGAAATTTGCTTCGCTCATAATCTCTTGGAAGATCCATTTGTCCCTTTTGCACCGAAAGGTTAAACGGGGAAGGACGTAAAACCCCGTTGTCCCATATTCTGCTATGCCCATCCCCTGCCCCCTCTCATGACACTCTGCGATGACTTACAATCTCCAGAAAGGAAAAGGGCACTTCCCAAATGTGGAGCTTTCGTCTGCCCTTCCCTTTCAATAACGCCCAATCTTCACCGTCGCGTTGAAAGGTTTTTGAGACCTTCCAGCGCATGAACCGCAGATCATATTCTTGACCTTTCATTTGGACTCATCACACCGATCTAACCTTGGGAAAATAAGTCTGCTTAATTTTCATTGTTTGTATCTGACCCCGACTGCTGGTTATCTGCATCTTGGTGCTCTGGCACTTCCTCAACCGCGTATGCTTCCGCATCGATCCAAGCGACAGTTGACATATCTTCTGCTATCTCATGCTTGACCGTTTCATCCATAACCAAGGCTTTTGCCATTTCCGCAGATTTTGGAGCGTATTTTAATACCTCTTTCAACACGGTTTTCTTAGCCATTGCCGGGAAATCAGTCTTCCAAGGGGTAGTCCAGCCTTTCTGATATGCTTGCGAGTATTTCTTTGCATGGGCTTCAATTCTTTTCGTTGACCAAACAACGAAGTCAAATCCACCATTTTTCAACTTATAAACTGCATAAAAATGTGTGGGCTCCCCTTCTGGCTGATCCGCAGGCTTGTGATTCATCGTTTTATCAAGACCGTATGAATAACTAAACTCGTCGTTTTTATAAACTTCATGGGCGTATATCGCTCGGTACTCACCAGTACGGTGCGCCAGGGATATTAGTCCTTTGTATCCCACTTGGAATTGCGCTTCTGTCCCATACGGGATAAGATATGCCTCGCCAAGTGGTGTATTTGGCTCTAATCCCAATTGGGCGGATTGCATAACCCCAGCTAATAGGCTCATTTGATTGCAATTGAGCAGCTTTGGATTTTGACGAATTGCTGTAATAGCGATCCTCCCCAATCTATCCGGGGTAAGATGCTTCGGAAGCGCCTTAGCTATCTCTGGCTCCATTCTTTTTAATAGGCCAGCGATTGACTTTGCTGGATCGTTTGCTTGAACACCTTGCTGGGCTCGATTGGCAAGCTTCCCAGCCATATCTTGCGGGTTTCCCATCCATTCGACCTCCTATGATGATTTTGGTAGGTAAAGCCGTGTATGTGCCTTTTTCACAAAGTTCATTTGTTTCTCAGCTATCACTGACCGCGTAACTTTTTTTTCACCAATCCAACCAATGGCGTAATCTTTCATGGCGTACATGATTTTGTTCTGAGCTTCGGTTTTCAGAAATTCATATTCCTTGATCCTTGCAGCTGCTTCGTGATACTGCTCAAGCCATTCCATTGCCTCGTTGGGGAGGATGATTTCTTGCCCGTTAGACTCTGGGTAAAGTTGCTTGATCATCTCTGCTGTTGTCTCAGCCCCGTCCATGGCTGGTGGAATATCCTCTTCAACCAGTCGCCAAAAATCAGACTCGATTTTGATTAGATGGGAAATTACCTCGTCATTCCGATCAACACGCTTGTGTCGGAAATCATTGCCGCCGATCAGAACAGCGATATATGCGAACTGTAGGCCAGTCACAGCGAGGTAATGTTGAACCTGCAAGTAATAATGGTCGGGAATCTTTTCGTCGTCCCATTCAGAAGCAAAGTATTTGTCAGCAGTCTTGCACTCTAAGACTCCTTGTTTCCCGTCCTCGTAGATCAATCTATCGAGGTTAGCCAGCATGAATGGATACTCTCGATGTTGGAGCATTTCATGAATTGGCTCGATTTTTAATCCAGTTCGTTCAGCAAATTCATCTGCAACAACTGGCTCTAACTTTCGCCCAAACCGAGCTGCTTGTGATTCCTCTTGTGAGGGCTCAACCTTACCCGTCTTTTCGAGCCAAACGGAAATTGGAGAACGATACTTGCTAAAACCAGAGACAGAACCAGCGTCTGATCCGCCCAAGCCTTTCTTTCTCAACTGGAGCCATTCTTGATACGGCATGTTTTCCGTGGAGACCAGTTTCAAAGCTCCCACAGAACCACTCCCTCTTGTGTTAAATCACTTGATAAGCTACGATTAACTTGATTCCCAATCGTGCTTTTAGTCCTATGATCCCGTTGCCGCGGGATCTTTTGTCTTTCACCTACCAACTTAAAGGGTTTCCCTAATTCTTCTCGAATGTAGATAATTGTCGGAAAATGGGTATTATTACCTGACTCCGATCATTTGAGATTCGAGGAGGTGAAACCTATGCACTATCAACCAGTAAATTCAAGTAACTTGAGAGCAGTAGCTTATGACCCTTCAACTCAATTACTCGGAATTCGCTTTAAGGGCAATACTGAGTACCATTACTACGGTGTACCGCAGAGTATATATCTTGGTCTCATGAATGCTTCTTCACATGGAAGCTATCATGCTGCTTACATCAAAGATGTGTATCAATATCGCCGTGTAGCCTAATCTTCAATGATCAAGACAATAGTAGGTCCAGTTTTCTCCACTTTTTTATCTCCATTGATTGAAAACTGGTAATTCTGGTGTGGGGGGACTTCCAGAACCGATACGCCTTGTCTATTCATCAGTTCCTCCACTAGTTTTTTTGTACTGACCTCTACCACTACTCCACCTCCTTTCTCTTCACGAGGCAACCACTGCCACACCCTCTACGGCAGCCGTTGTAGTTCCTTGCCTACGCCACGTCTTGACCTCGCTATGTATTACTTGGAGGTTCGAACCTCCGTGGAAAACTCAGTTCACGTGCGACCCTCAGATTTTAAAATGTCGACCGAATTTTCCACGCAGGGCCGAAGCCCGCGTTACTTTATCAAGCGTCTTGCCTGTTCCCTTATCCCCTCTACGAAATCCTCGTGATTCATCGATGCTTTCCCCCCAACAAGAAGCTCCAATTCTTCGATAACATCCCGCACCATCCATTCAAGCCCGCTGTCATCAACATCAAACGCTAAGGGTTCCATTTGCCGCTGTCTGTTAGGCTCAGTCCGTTCGACGTACTCTGGAAAATCAAGCAGTTGCTGCATGCACCAACGCCTCCTGTTCCTCCAGCTCGGTTATTTCTGCAAGACGTGCGTCAATTTCATCTTGACGAGCATACATGCGTTTTTCTGCTTCCGATGCTTTTTTTCGGTAGTGCAATGCATCGTCCATATTGCTATTCATTTCTGATTTGGCTTCGTCACGCAGCTCAGCCAAATTCGCTACTTCTTTTTGCAATTCCTGAATACGGATGTGTGCTGGCTTCATTGGGCTTGTCCTCCTCTATGTGGTTGTGGTATTCTTCCGATACAGTGTTTTTCTAAGCCGTCTGTTCGCTGCAGGCGGTTTTTTCGTATTTTAGGAATGCTGCGACTTCTCTCGCTTTTAATAAAACCGCTTTCCTCTTGCCCTTCACCATTACATACGGTGCTTTAAGAAATCGCCTCTCCCGCTTTGCCTTTACCTCTCGTAGTCGAGCAGCTAGCCATAGAGCCTGTGATGCTTTGTTGTTTGCCAATCCCCTCTGACTTTCGACCACTTTTTCCAATGCTCCGGCAGCTTGCTCCAGCTGTTCCTCATCTAAGTAACCGGGCTTCCCACCACACATTTCGATAAGAACATTTGCCGTGATGATAAGCCGTTTTGCTTGCCAGCCATTCCCCTCTTGCTGGACCCTGACCTTCTCTTCGACTAACGCGCCGATCACAATGAGCAACTGGTCTTGATCAAATACCATGTACTGATTACTCATGACGTCCTGCCCCTTTCATCACCTTTATAAAACCTCTGCTCAAAAGTTTTGCTTTGTGCTTCGTCCATTGGGCTATCCAGCCTAACTTTGATTCTTTCGTGATCACTGCCGCCATGTGTGTTGTGGATGTAACCACGTCCAATGTCTCTTGGACCAAGTGTTCAATCTGATGCTTTTCTGATGTACTCCATGTGGAAGGCGGTTTTAGAAGGATGGGTTGGGCCCGCCTTATGGCTAGTAGTAGCTCTTCGACTTCCTCAACCGTTTTAGCGACCACTGTATGCCTATTTAGTTCCACATTGTCGCCGTCCAAAAGGATCGGGCTTGTACCTGATGTCGATTCGTAAGCAGCAGCCATTGCTAAGAACGGATTGTTTGTTACTTGTACAGCTTTCGACTTAACATCGGGCGGCGTCATAATTCTCCCCGTGGTGTATGAAGAAACTGCCTCCCGGCTTACATTAGCTTCAAAACCGAAAGCTAACTGTGTCATGCCAGCCTCTTGAAGTGACTGACCTAACTGTCTACCAAAGTCGCTCATGTGTTCGCACCATCCTTACCAGCGTTATTCTGTTTTCGATGTACAATGTATCTAAGCTCACATTCCAGACTCTCCCTCGGCATCCATATGAGCCGAGGGCATTTTTCTTTTTCGTATCAGTTCATGAAGCCTTTCTTTGTAAACCAGAAGTTTTGGAAGCCGACGCTCTCTTTTCTCACGCGACCAGTTTGCAGATTGATTGACTTTCTTGGTGTACCAGCCGATTCGTTTGACCAGAATATCGAGTTTGTCCATTTCGAACACCTCCAGTAATTGGTAGGACTTTCCACCCATTCTGTCGAATTTCTCTGTCGGAAGAACGTGTACTTTGGCGAGTGGCGTTCTCTGACATTTCACAGAAAGGAGGGAAATCATGGCTAAATTTGAGATTAGTTGTGCTAAATGTAGTGAGGTGCTTCCAATTACTTTCACCAACATTATCGAAAGAACATCGTTACAATGCTTTAATTGCCAAGAGGAAATCCCTGAAAAGTTACTTTCTTCATACAAGGGAGTTGCGGAGAACTATCTCGCTGCCCAAGAAAACAGTACCGTTATCGGAGATCGCAACATGTTCCGTGGTGTTTGGGGTCTACGGATTGTTGAGTAGTAAGTTGTGAGTGAATGAAACTGATTGCACTTTGAAACTCACTCAGAGAACAATTATGTTGAACAGCGAGACCAATTATTCTTGAAGCAATTTCATGGGTATTGTTTGAAACGTAAAGCAGATCACGAATATTTCGGATGGCTGGCCTTTTGTCGGTCATCCCTTTTCACCTCACTTTCATCACACAACTGCATGCAGCGTCGAGTCATGGCAGTGACCTCCACCTGACCTTGTTTCACCCTTACCCGGCGAAATGGTGGTATGTATTATGGCGCGGCTCATATCGTCGCTCGCTCCCGCTCTTCGGCGCTCTATGCAGTTGTGTGGTAAATGATTCGTTTGTAGCTCAACCTATCTTTGCGTTGGGCTTATCTGTTGGAAAGGGATACTTGCCTTTCCGCTGGAGGTCCATCAAGATTTTTGGAAGCACTTCACAGACCAACTTCTTTGTGGCTTGAGGGCTTGGTACCATCCGATCGTTCTTACTCAATCATCACCGCCTCCTTTATGCTGGCTTTTGATTCGATTTCTCAATTTCCGAGAAATTATCTTCAAAAAAAATTGTGGGATTAACAGATAGTCCCAAACGGCAAACCAGTTCAAATTCGTCAATTGTCATTTGTGATGCACCGCTGATAATCCTGTAAAATTTCCCACGCTTCATACCAGTCTTATCTGCAACATAATTTAATTTTAGTCCCTTTGAGAGAATGTAGTTTCTGACCTTATCGCATATTCTCATATCATCACCCCTCCGAATTCTCATTTTATGAGAACTTATGCTTAAATAATAAATCTCATTTTATGAGAAGTCAACTATTTTAATCACATTTTCCGAGAAATATTTCTCTAATTACAGGAAAGATGCTATTCTTTTCTCGAAGGGTGGGAAAATCCATGTCTTTTTTAGGAAATCGTTTACGAACAGCAAGGCTAAGAAAACAATTATTACAAGTTCAGGTTTATGAGAAAACCGGCATTAATAATAAAACTTTAAGTAGATATGAGTCGGGTGGATCAGAACCAGATGTTGAAACGCTTAAGGTGTTAGCTGAATTGTACGGAACCTCCATTGATTGGCTCACTGGACACACAGACAATCCCTTTCCTTCTGAAAATGCAAAAATCCAAGAAGAACAAACCAGTTATCTTATAGACCTCCTGAATGATTCTGAATTGTCAACTGAGGATAAGGAAATGATTAAGCTGATTAAAGAACTGCCAGCAGATAAAAAGCGCCTCGTTAAAGAATTACTCGCTGCTTTTGGAAAAGAGATAGACAAATAACATGCCATCCCCTCACTGAGATAGGATGGCTTTTAATTTTGCTTTATGTAGTTGGCATAACTCAGATTCATTCGTAAGAATTAACTTTAGTAATAGAATTTCCTCTTTTGTCCACTCTGGATGCTTTTTCGATTTCTCTCTTTTTTTCATGGAAACACCCTCCCACACTAGAGCATTGTTCATAGAGCCAGTTTTAATTCCATAACTCCGGCATAGATTAATGCGAAATCAGCATAAAAGAAAAAATGTCACAGATTCCAATATTTCGGACATCTGCGACTATATTACCATGACAAATTTCATTGTTATTTTTCGTAGATACGAAACTTGTCGAATTTCCCACATGAATAAATGCTTAACTCCTGCATTATTTTAGACAATGCTGCCTGATAGAGACGAATATTGAAGAACACTGTCGAAACTATGTTATTTACAAATTTTTAATTGATAAAAACCGTTTCCATCCATCCACAAAATCCTTTTCAACCACTTTAAACTTTGTAAAATCATGAATGTTTGCCTTCATATATATAAACTTGCCGTCAAAAGATTCCACTTTGGACAAGTTGATTACATTTCCTCGAGCAAATCTACGAAACCATGAATCATATAAATAGTTTTGATACTTTTTTATATTCGTGTCAGTTGAATACCATTCTGATTCCGTATAGATTCGCGTTCCACCGTACTTTGTTCCTATATAGATGACTTCTTTAACTGGTACCATTATGATCGTTCCATCAGTCGTTATAGGTACATACGAACCGCCAAGAATTTCAAATGATCGATATATAGCGCGATCCGCTAATTTTTCTATTGCTTCAATTAGTGTATTCGTATCGTCATAAACAAACACTTTTCCTAATACTGCAATACACCCATACTTTTGTGCTTCTTTTTCGTTGACCTCGTGCTCTACACCACTAAGAATAACGCTCGGGATACGGTGTCCGCTTTCCCTAATCAATCGCAAAAAGTCTAAGCCAGTGGTTTCATTCTCCAATCTATGGTCGGTTATAATCGCGTTGATAAAGTCACTCTGTATGATTTGAAATGCCTCTTCAATATTCGTAGCGAGAATTACTTTTTTTACTTGTTGAAGTGCTAGAAGCTTTGTCTCAAGCAAAACTCGGTGGCCTAAGTTATCTTCTAGTACAAGGATGTGCAAACCGTTCATTTACTTGTCATGCCTCCTGCGAAAAAAAAGGCGCATGCAGCGCCCTTTATTTCTTGAGTAGCTCGTCTGGAACTTTTGGGCTGTTCGTTAACCACGGTGAAGCCAAGTTTACCGTTGTCATTGCAACAATTGATAAGAAACCAGCAAAGCTAAATGTAGCTGCTTTTGTAAGTTTAGTCATCACTTTATACATCAGTATCACCTCCTTATCCTGATGAGGGAAAGTGATTGTAAAAATACAGCTTTTGTTATAATCGGCAATGCGATCAGCGCGGTAGCGATCACAATAGTGATAGATATTATTTTCAACAAAGGATAACACCGGGCTGGGAGACGTGATTGATTCTCGATGTTTGAAGGTGAGAATAATGTTACCAGCACCAAGCTTACACAGTTCAAAATCAAGCCTACGTTTTGAGTTACCGGTATAAAAGGTACAATGACCGCCATTCCAATAGAGACAATTGCACAACCGAGAGCTGTCGATAAATGATAGCCCCCAGAAACCTGTCTAAGGCTTGCAAATGCTACCAAGAAGAGCGCTGTCTCTTCCAATGACCCAAGTACGAATCCAATAGCCAGTGAGCACAGAACCACAGTACTCCCATTCAAAAGAATAATTAAGGCATACTCCAGCTTCGCTACAGATTGAGGCAAATCAGGATTTATCCGTTTCATGCTGGAAGCAATTTTAAATGCGATGGATTCTATCAACGATTTCGCCTCGCAATCAAGTAACCTAAGACCATCATTATGATTAGTGATAGTGCAAGCATAACTAAAATATCGATACTGTCCGCCTTTGTTAGCATTAGATAATATCCCATGCTAAATAGGAACAACAGACTTACGACCAATCCAAGTAGAAAATAATTATTTCTCTTTTTAAAGATCACGTTTCTACCATGCGGAACATCAAAGCCTGCAAAGTTCAAATCTATGAGCTTTGCTAGTACAAACGCAGAGACGATTGTTGACCCCTGTAATATGTAATGTGCTCTCCCCCCGCTCAATACTTCATCGAGGGTCAAAACATTCAACCACTCCAGGACGTTCAGGACAACGAAAACTTGCCAAAAGCCATAAATTACAAATGTTGCGCTCATCAAGATGGCATACATTACGTTGAATTTGAACACACCCCACAACAAGAGTGTAAAAAGACCCAATTGAATAAAAGAGGAGTATTCAGCTAAATGAAAACCGTACTTCAACGAGTATGCTACAAACGTGAGCATCAAACACGATATTATTACTTCTGGCCAAAACTCTCGGAATCCAAATTTAAAGATAGAAAAAACAAGTGCAAATATTACTAGGTATTCCAAAACTGAGCCTACGACCAACAAAATGATCTCCATGTATATCTAAAGTCCTCCTTTTGCTACTTGAATTATAGCGAAAGGAGCGACAGGATAATATCAAATTTTGGTATAATTAACAATTAGTTCAGCACTTCTGTATCAAAAGGAGAGAGTGTTGTGAGAGTAGCCCTATATATTCGAGTCTCTACAGAAGAGCAGGCAAAGGAAGGCCACTCTATTGGAGCTCAACAGGATCGTCTTCTTGATTTTGTTCGATCGCAAGGTTGGGAAGTAGCCGAGATTTACATTGATGACGGATACAGTGCCAAAGATTTAAATAGACCTGCAATACAGCGACTATTAAAAGACTGTGAAAAGAAAAAGTTTGATGTGCTCCTGATTTACAGATTAGACCGTTTAGTTCGCAATGTAATTGACCTATATAATGTCATGGAACACCTAGACAAGCATGACGTAATGTTTAAATCTGCGACAGAGGTTTACGATACTACATCTGCTATGGGCCGATTCTTCATTACATTAGTTGCTGCTATCGCACAATGGGAACGTGAAAATCTTGGGGAACGTGTGACGATGGGTATGGAGAAAAACTTTCGCAAAGGAGGATGGAATGGCGGAGAACCTCCTTATGGGTATCGTTTGGAGGATGGAAAGCTAGTTGTTTACGAACCAGAAGCCGCAATAGTCAAACGCATCTTTGATTTGTATAAAACAAAAGGACAGCGGGAGATAAGTAAGATTTTTAATAAAGAAGGCCTCAGAACTGGAAATGGTGCGCTCTGGGCTGGGTTCACAGTAAGATACATCCTATACAATCCGGTTTATATAGGAAAAAAGAGATGGATGGATAACTTGATAGATGGTGATCATGAAGCCCTTGTTTCAGAAGAAGATTTCGAAGCAGCAGCTATTCTTTCTAAGAAACGGTTGATATCCCGAGAGAAGACTAATGTTTGCTTTCCGTTTACTGGCATTTTAAAATGCGCCCGATGCGGAAGTCCGCTCCAAGGTGGGGAGAAAAAGCAAAAGCTTAAAAATTACCGTTATTACAGATGTAGTGGTCGATTTGCTCAAGGAATATGCGAAATACCCATAATCGCTGAAGACACTGTCGAAAAGCTCATGCTTGAACAAATGGATTTCATTATAGATGGTTCATGGCAAAGAGAAATCGAAGTCGCAAACGATCATCATGTTACCTTTACTGTTCCTGATCACGTACAATTAGAGCGTGAATTGAGTGAAATACAAAAGCGGAAAAAGAAATGGCAGATGGCTTTTGCTAATGATGTAATTAGCCTAGATGACCTCAAACTCCGCATGCATGAAGAAAATGAACGCGAAGAGACTATCAGGGCTCAACTCATGTCAGAATCATCTATGGATAAAACGATACCTAAGTTGTCAAAAAAAGATGTTATGACATTTGCAAAGAGCATAAAGGAAAG